AGCCATCTCCGTCATGGATCCGGGATGGGTCTTGGTGAGAGCCAGTAGTTTGGTCTGGGCGTCGATGACGAGACGCTCCCGCTTCACCGGATCCGTTTCTTTGGCGACGGATCGAGCGACGTCGGAGACGATCTTGTTTCGTTCTCCGTAGAGGGGCCTGACGTCTTCGAGACCGACTGTGATTCCTTCCAGCGTCGCGATCTCATCGCCCTGACGTTTCAGGGCCATGATCGTCTTGACGTACTGCTGGGGATCGCTCTTGGCTAGGCCGACAACGTGATCATGTAGCCCCTTGTTCGTCAGGGGCTTCGAGATCTTGTAGCCCTCGGGCATGATCTCGTTGATCAGGAAGTGTCCGACAGTAACAGGGGACACGGTTTAGACCATGACGCCAGCAGGGACCAGACCCGGCGTAGCAGTGCGAGGCCCAAGCATTCCAGGAAGACGCTGGGCTCCTCGGAGGGCACCGAGGCCGAGTCCTGTCACGGCGGCGCCACGAAGAGCCCCACCACCAGCGGCATTGAGAAGGCCTTGTCCTTCTTGTCGATTCGCCACGCCTTGGACGGCTCCAAGCGCGGTCCCTCCTGCCATGATGGCCGCGTTTGGTTTGGCCTTCATCCAGTTGATGCCCTTCTGGGCTGCGCCTTGGATCGAAGGGGCGGCTCTCCTGGCGAGGTCGAGCCCCTTGGCCAGAAGACCAGGACCAGCAGACAGCTTCATGAGCGAACAGGCGTCTTGATAGGCCTGTGAGGCGATCTTGTCGGCGGGGTGAAGTTCTCCTGCGTAGGAGGAGAGTTTTGCGAGATCAAGGGGAGGACGCATTTCTTCTTCTCTCTTCTTCAGGAGGTGCTGGAGACCGAGGGTTGCAGCAAGGGTGGTGAGAGCAGTTCCCCCGACGAGTCCTGGTATCTTGAGTCGTTCAGGCCAGGTCGGAGGGAGAGGAAGATTTACTGTGCTGTATCCGCTCATGGGAAGGTCTCCGCCTTGCCCATTCGTGCGGCTTCAGTACCGCCCGAAGGTCTGGTCCCGGTTTGTTTGGACCAGAAGGTCAGGGTGCTGTGGTCTCGATCGTCGCCCTTGTGCCCCTTGGTCTTTGTGAAGGCGTCGTCGGCGTAGCCGAAGTTCGATTTTTGGAAGAGTTTGGACAGATCCTTCAGGGGGTCGTCTTTGGCTATCTTCACGCCGCAAAGCGCGCAGGCGTCGAGAACAGCTTTTTTGGTGATTTCAGGATTCTTCCGTGCGGCTTCCTCGAAGGCTTCCCTCGTTCCGAGGAACCCGGGGGCCTTGACGCGGTGAAAGCCACGACGTTCTTTTTGTTGGCGAGTGTCCACGCCAGAATGTTCTTCTTGGGGCACGGAAGAAGTCTACGGCCTGATCTCGATCTTGTCGTCCAGCCGCAGATCACCTCTTCTATAGGCAGCACGAACCTCATCGGCCGACTTGAAGAATCGGACCGGAGCGCTGTTTGCTGTCTGAGAGAGAGCCCGGGTGGCGCCCATGATCGCTTCGTGTTGGGGAAAAACGTAGAGCTTGTTGTGGAACTGGTCTGAGAGAAGAAGCTGGGAGGTCAGCATCTTCTTGGCATCTTCTACGCCTCCGGGAGTGACGGGAGCGTGGATCTGCAAGGTATCGCCGTCGTAATCCAAGTTCATCCCTTTCTCGATGAACGGATTAACTCGAATCGTCTTGCCTTGCACGGGTTGTGCGTAGGCTGCGACGATCCCGTAACGATGAAGAGTCGGTGCTCGGTTGAGGAGAACCGGCCTCTCTTTGATTTCCAACAGAAGGGCTTCCCGAGCAACGTGATGACGTTTGTCCATCATCTCTCGGGCTTGTAGGGCTGGATATCCGTTACGTACGAGTCTGGCGAGAACCAGTTTGTCCAACATCTTCCAGAGCATGTCTTCGGGGATTCCAACGGCGTCCATGTGAAGATTGCCGTCTGGAACTGCGGTCCCACGACCCGAGACATCCTGGGTTCGCTTCATGAGCTTTCGTTGAAAGAACCCGCCCTTCGGAGAACCCTGACCGGCAATGGAGGCGATGAAACCCTTGACGCCCCGTCTACGGAGTTCTTCATCTGAGGTCTCATCCGTGCCGAAGACGGAGGACAGGGACTTGTAGAGTTCGTGACGATGCTTGGAAAGATCTGACTGGAGAACCGTCTCCTTCAGGGTCTTGTTGGTTTCAATCAAGTGACCGTAGAGCTTGTTCGCGTCCGCGATCATCAGTTGCCCAGGATCCGTCGGATGTGGTGTGATTGGACGGAAGATGGGTGGAATGACTGGAACGTGGTTGAGGACGTAGGCCTCGTGGGGGAGAAGGTTTTCCTTTTTCAGGGCTTCCAGATACTTGATCTGCTTGACGACATTGTTCAGATCCGTACCTGTGGCTGTCTTCAGAGCAGTCCTAAGAGACGTGATTTTCGTGTCGACGTCGATCTTCTTCAGTTCGCTCTTGAACCAGGATCCACCATGTTCCTTCAGTCGGTCTTCGAACGACTTCTGCGTCAATCCCAGCAGTCTTCGGATCGGTTCCTCGAAGACCGGATTGGGCATTGCGTCGTGAAGACTGATGTGGCTATAGAGAGTTCCTTGTGGGCCACCGGTCTTGTTGAGATCGAAAAGTCCACCTGCTTCTGGTTTCAAGTTCTTGGCGACGACGGTCTTCTTGTTTTCAATCTCGCCTGCTGACCTGGCGAGTATGTCACGGTCCGTCATGGGAAGGAGCTTGAACTTCGAACCCCTCTTCTCAAGACGGAGTCCTACGCCTTCCAACATGGTCTTGAATTTGTTGAAGGCGAACGACGGCTTCACGTTTGGAAGGGCTTGTCCAAGTTGGATTGCCTTCCAGAACTCGTCGTTCTTTTGCCCACGAATGTTTGCTGCTTCGTTCAGAATGTTTCTGGCGTTGTGTGCAAGGAGAGCGTCGAACTCCATCTTGCCCAAGCCCTTGGCAGACTCGTCCCCACCGGTCTTCAGAGGTTGTTCGTTGATGTCATACGGTCCAACTCCATGTCCTGCGAAGTTGGTGTCTGTGCTTTTGAACAACTTGAAGATGAATGCTCGTCCGACTGCGACACCCTTGCCGTCAGGACCGGAGATGTGGCGTTTGTTCAGGGGGTCGTAGAGCTTCTCTTGAAACTTCACGTCGTGATCTTTGAGGAGTTTCTCGGCCCATTGCACCGCATTGTGTCCTGCGGCGTTGTCGTAGTGAATGGGACGTCCAAGTTTTTCTGCAACTTTTCCCGCTGCGGCTTCCACTGTTTGGCCGGGGTTGATTCGACTGACGATACCCGCTGAGGTCATGATGAGATCAACGGGCTTACCCCCTTGATCCTGGATCATTTCATGATCAGGAACGATGTGGGCGACAACGCCTTTCCCGCCAAACCTGTTTGATAGTTTGTCCCCAATCTGCATTTGTTCCTGGGTTTTGATCAGGATCGCGATCTGGTTTGCAGACCGAACAACCTCTATTACTTCTCCTGGTACGGAGTGGTTCCACTGGAGAACAGCTTCGCGATAGGGCTTGAGGAGAGATTTGGAGATCTTCCCCAGCATCGCGTCAACCCCTTGAATCACGTTTTTTACGAGACCAACAACAAGGAAGTCTTGGGGATTGATCTTCGCTCCCTTTTTGATGACACCATCTACGTCCAGGTGTGCGTATTGGGTTGGTACGTACTTAGCTCCGTAGTAAACCTGGTGTTTCTTGATTGAGAGTTCCACTCCGTGAAGAAGTGGATAGATCTCTCGGTACATGTGTTCACTGGTGAGTTTCTTCGCGCAACCCTCTGAGATAACAACGGCATCATTGGAATTCCAACCGTAGTAGGGCATGTAGGCAACCCGGAGGTTCTTCCCTAGAGCGAGGGTTCCTTGTCGGGTGTAGTTGGAATCTGCGAGACGTTGGCCTTGCTCCACACGGTCACCAGGTTTCACTTCCAGGGTGTGGTGCAGGTAGGTCTTCGAGGGGAAAGGGAAGTTGGTTTGGTAGGGAACTTTGACTAGACCTTCATCAGAAGAAGCAGTCTTCTCTTGGTATCTCGTCTTCTTCTTTCCACTGAATCGCTTGATCGCTTCTTTCACGCCATCAAGGTCTTCGTAAGCCGTACGAGCAGAGACTTCATCTCCGTAGAAGGCGTAGATCTCGTCACGTTCATGATCGGTGATTCCAAGCAAGAACTTGGTTTCATCGGGAACCATTTTTCCGGAGTCGTCCTTCTTCAACTTCAAGAACGACTCGTGGATCCCGTCTTCACCTTCGTCTCCCACGAAGGCGTCCAAACCTTCTTCATCTTCCCCTTTGTGTTTCGGGAAGTACCCGTAGTCCACTGGGTAGACCCAAGAGCGGCCGCTGTCCCAGGTTTTCTCGTATCCCTTGGGACGGTCGATCTTGAAGGTGAGATCTCCCAGGGTTTTACTCTTGAGTCTGGGTGCAGCGGTTTTGTCCCAAGGGAGGACGAGCCCTGCACCTTTCTCGGTGTGGGGACGAATCCAGACATACCCCCCATGGATCCTCTCCACGGTTCCACTCACGGGAGCCGTCGGAACGACCATGTGGCCGTAGATGTTCTCGAACGACCGGTCTCCCTCTGGTCCGGCGACTTGAATGAGGGGCGCCTCTCGGTCGACCAGAGGCAGGGCCTGGGTCTGCATCTTCGAACCCATGATGGCGCGGTTGCCTTGGACGTTGTGGAGGAACGGAATCAAGGTCGTCGCTGGGGAGTAGGAGTGGGAGACGTGCAGGGCCTGGTGGGTCACGCGTGAAGCTGCGACGCGCTGAACTTGTCCGTTCACGAGGGCGTCGACTTCCCCTTTGATCTCCTGGTGGGGGAAAGCGACTACGTGAGTCAGGAGATCCCCTGCTTTGACGTAGACGACTTTTCCCGCCTTCACGTCGTGAAGAGGGGTGTAGAGGTTTCCTTTGTCGTCTCGGTGAGCGGAGATCGTGGCTCGTATATCAACCCCAGCATGTGAACTTTCAGGAGTACGGATCGGATCGAGTACTCCGTAGTGGGTTGGATGGGTCAATCGCGCTTCGAACGGGATCGCACGTTCAGAGGGGATCCCTCCTTCACCGAGTGCAGTGACTTTCACAGCGTGGTCGATCAATTCAATGGGGTTGATCCCCTGGGGCACTGCGACCAGAGGCGAAGACGTGATGAAGCTCTTGATTGTGTCCGTGAAAGGAGACGGCTTCAGATTCCCTCGGATTTTGTCCTTGCCCGAGAGGGCGATCTTCGCCTTGGGGCTCCAACTCCGTGAAGCCAGACGAAGGCGCTCTGCTAGAAAATCATCGAGCGAGTGGTAGGTCTTGTAGGCGAGTGAGTCGGAGTCATCGACTTCGCGCCTACCTTCGTGGACCTCAAAGAGCTTCTTGGACGCCGCAAGGAGAAGAGGGGACGTTACTTTCGAGGCAGCGATGCCCACCGTGTGCTGCGCGACGTCCGGATTGAGGGAAGTGGCATCAAGGCGTTGCTTCACGACGGAAAGTCGGGTCTCGTGAGAAGCGTTTGGATCAATCATCGAGGCGTGTAAAAGCTTCGGGTAGAGTTTCGCGATAGACGCCTCGATCTGATGCCCATGTTCCTTTCGATTGGTCTCTGCTACGCCTTGTCCCCAGTGTCGGGCGATATCCTCGTGTGGCACTCCCAGCGCTCTCAGGATCGGATAGAAGGGGACCTTTGTGGCGCTCCCGGCGGGTTCCAGATAAATCGTGCCCTTCTCTGGGTTCAGGGTGAGGTCGAAATTTGTCCCCTTCGACAGGTTGAACGTCGTGGACAACTCCCCGTTCGCATGCCTCTGCGTGTAGACCCCCGGTTTGCGGCGAATCATGTTCGCGACCTGGTACTCGTTTCCGTCCAGGATCAGGGTGTGACGCTCGGTGAGGTAGGGGAGGTGGGCCAGAGTGAAGTTCTTGGCGACGTCTACAACCTTCCCCGTTCCGTCCCTTAAGGTCATTGTTCCCTTCACAATTTCGTGAAGAGAATCTCGGGTCAGGAGGGCTGACTTCTGTTCGTCTGGAGAAAACTCTTTGGCATGGACTGCGACGTCGGACAACTCCAGGGTCCTTCCCTTCAGGTCCAAGGGGAAGAGTCCTGTGAGTGCCGCCGTGAATTTTCCGTGAATTCGCTTACGGAGGGTCTCAGCGTCGACGAGGATTGGGGTCAGTCCGGGAGGGGTTGTCACAAAGCAAGGGTAGCAGAGGGTACAAGGACATGTCTCGTCCTGGGGAAGACTCGTTCACAAGAGGTTCTCGTGTTCATTCGTGGATTCTTCGAACTCCTCGCCATTCTCCTCAAGAGGTAAGGGGAGTTCGCCGTCGTTCCTTCCGTACTGGTGCGGAGGGGACGGCGGAATCTACAGGGCTGGTTGGGGAACGAGCGGACCGGCTTTCTTTACGGTCTTGGGAACTCCCCAGAGCATGGCAACATAGACGCGTCCATCCTGCTGCATGGTTTGGGTGTGGGTCATGATTGCCCAACTGTCCTTGGCCCTGTGGTTGAGGATTTCTACGTATTCGTCTTTGTCGACATGGGGACACTGATAGGTGCCTTCATCAGGAAGAACGATGGTTGGAACATCAGCTTCTATTCCCGCTCTACAGCGACGACACGAAGTCCATGGCTGATAAACCATGAAGACCTTGTACTTGATGTCGTATGGCAGTTCTGTAGGACGACGGAGGCCTGGAATCGAATCAGGCACCGCCATTTGGTCTCGGTAGGCGGGAGAAGCGATTCCAAACGGGTTCTCGATTTCGTCTTGGGCGCCAGCTTCACCAAGTGAGGTGATGATTTCTTCAAGTTCAGGCATGAAATCACATCATGGGTTGAGGTGGAGTGCCCATCGTTTGGGCTTTCATTGAAGCGACTTGGTTCTGTTGTTGCTGTTCCAGTCGGTCTTTGACCACAGCATACATCACAGGATCCTCGCCTTGCAAAGCATCCATACGGGAACGTCGGGTTCCTTCGTCATACTGCAACATTTCTTGAACGAGTTGATCGGCTTGGGCGATCACCTGTGCCGGATCGTAGTTCAATCCCTGACCTTTGTTCATCGCGGATTGTTGTTGAACTTGTTGGCTGAGAGAGCTTTGAAGTTCGTTCATTTCCCGTTCAAGTTGTTGTTGGGCACGGGCATCATCCAACGTGTCCTGGATGCGTTGCTTTCGTTCATGATCGGCATCGATCTCGAAAGTTTCGTAGATCGTGGTGTCGCTGACTTTGGCCTGGCTCCAGAGTTGAAGCAGTAGTTGCTTGCGTTCCACATCATCCACCAACTTGAAGTCGGAGAGACGTACTCGGATTTCGGGCCATCCGAAAAATTGGGAACAGCGCCGTTCAGTCCACTGAAGGAAGCCGTTGAGGGCTTCGATATGAGTCTGAAGCTGGTTCTCCACCATTCGAAGCGTTTGTTCCCCGCTTCGTTGTCCGAATCCCCCTTGGATGAATTCGGGAGGGACTCCGAAAGCTAGGAGGATCGTCTTTTCGGCTTCCTGCAACTCTCCAAGGGTTAGAAGGGCTCTACCCTCTCCGCCGATGTTTTGAACTCCAATCGGGGTAGGGGAGAAGGCGATTCTCAGGGGGTCCTGTCGGAATTGTCGGTACTGACTTTCGATCTGACTCTTCCAATCATTCAGGTTGATTGT